CCACATTCATCAAATTAGGATCAGCACTTAGCAATGGCATCATGCTATTAACGGCCTCGATGCGTTTGGAGTTATAGCCTGGACCTGTATCCATCACCACATCGTATTCGCCCACGGTAACGTCATTTAAGATGCTCATTACGCCTTGTTCGTCTGATTGGCGCTTGTTGATGTCCACTAGATCAGGTTTGCCATCATCCCCAATAATTCGCATTACACGGGCGTTGTCGTAAATCTTGGGCACTAAATCAAGAATGATCTTGGCTGTGTGCTTAATGGATCGGGTAAGGTTGTCGTAATAATGGAAATTGGTAAGGTCAATCTGTTGCTGTTGACCATTCAATGCTTTGCCTGAAATGTTGCCCGTGGCCATTTGATTAGCATCAAAGATACCTAAAACAGCTTGCATATCGGAGTTAATACCATCTGCGGCGGCCATAATGCCTGCGGGTGGTGATTCAGGCTGTATCCTTGTGGGTACTCCAGCAGGCACACCCTCGATGTCTTTTTGTTTGTAACGCAAGACTGCCGTAGCTTTGATGTTGGCCTGCGCCCATTCGCTTTCATGCCCCTCATCTTGGCCTTCAGCAATGAGCCATTTAGCCTTTGGTGCTAAAGCTACTGATTCTGTAAGCGCTGTTTTCCAAAAGTTGTACATACGCTGTGGGTCTTTGGCCATCCTGACCAAACCGTACTTTTTACGCTTGTTATCAACAACAAACTCCTCGCCATAAACGGGGACAATTGGAATGTATTTAGATGGCCATACACCTTCTTCAAGCACTTCTATAGCTGTACATTTGATTTGCTTGATTTCTTTCTTAAATGATGGTCTTTCATCAATCACCACAACGCCCATTGCTAACAATTCTTCTTGTTTTGGCAATTCTGATCTAAATTTCTTTACACCGTTGCTTAAAAGACACAGTTTCTCAGGTTTTCTAACAGTATAAAAATATTCAGCAATGCGAATATCCTCTTTCATTACCCATTCTGCGTTGCTGTCCCCAGTTCCACGCTGACTAAATCCTACGCCATCATCAGCATCAGGATACATTTTGCGGAATGTTTCTTTGCTTACAACCTGTGTAATCAGGCATTTCTCAGCATCTGAACCATCAGGCAATGTGGAATTAGGGTCAAAGTAAACTGTAAATGGGTTATGTATTGGTTCAATGTAGATTTCTTGATCAAATGAGTCTTCCCGCACATAGTCGGTTTTGACTCGCCAGTAACCAAAACCCATGCGTACAGCATAGTTAAAAGCATTGTCATAGGCGTGATCGGCATCTGAATTGACTTCAATATGTCTACAAATACCCGTAAGCACCTCGGCAACCTTAGCATCTGACTGACTATTCATGCCGTGGACTTTGATCCGTGGACGTTGTTGTCTTTGTTGATTTGTTACTTGACGCACATAAGCATCAACTTTATTAATAGTCAAACAAGGGCGTGCCTCTAAAGTACGGCTGTTTTGTATCTCTACTGGCCATTGATCGCCTGCGGCAAACTTTAAGTCTTCTAGAGCCTCAGTACGATTGTTTGTATCGGCATCATTAGCCAATCTGAGGAATTTCTTAGCCTCATCGATTCGTGGGTCAAAGTCGCTTTGATTTTCGGACATAATCATCCCATCCAATTAGCATATTCAAACACAGGTTTTTTAACATTTATCTTTTTAGGCTCTTGTATCATCAATCCTAGCATCCTAAACGCATCTGCGCCATGCGAATATTGGTCATGTAACGGACTGCGACTAAATTGCTTGGTATCAGGGTCAACCTCATAACGATAATGTCTAAGACATTGTAGCCCATCTGCACAATTATCTCTATCAAACCAACAATTCCTAAATATCGTACGTGCCGCATTGATACTGTCAACTACTGGCGTTCTAGGAATTATCCTTGTTTTATAGCCTGATGATCTAACAATCTCCTCAATTGATCTGCCTGCGGCCGCTAATGTTTTGTTTTCAGCATCGTGCGGTAGCCACAATGTATCGTATATGTAACCAAACGTCTGCATTTTGGCTAAAATAGCGCTAATTGTCTCTTGGCTTGTCTCAAAATAACGTATTAAACGGGTTTCCATCCCAATAAACTGGACAAACCATACCGCTGTTGCATCTGACCATCCCAAGTCAAACACAGCATGAACGGGTTTCATCGGGTCGTAGTTTACCTTTGTTATGCGGTCTTCTAGCTCTGCTTGTTGCATTTCTTTAGCAAATATAGCACCGTCAACCGTTATTCTGCAAATGCCTTCCCATACGGTGTTATAAGCCTCAATATCACGGCTTTTTAACGCATCCTTTTCTAACTTTAGTGTTTCAGGAAACCATGGGTTATCAGACCAGTTAATTTTTTGAACAATAGAATTGGCAGGCGAATTAAGAATAAATCGTTGATAAGTGTTATCTGTGGCCAATTCAGGGTTAAAACTTACCCAAATTTCGGATTGTTCTTTACGAATTGTCGGAATCAATACGTCCCACGATCTTGCTGATACTGATTGCGCCTCTTCTACCCAGCATATATCAACACCCTCATAAGACTTGACGTTAGCTACGTTGTTCTTTAAACCAACAAAGTTAAATTCTGACCCGTTCTTGCCTCGTATGGTGCGATCAACCACTTCATAAAAGTCTGTTAACCCCATATTTATGATTTGGTCGCTCAATAGTTTATGTACTGAATCTTTGATAGATGTTTGAAATTCACGGGCACAAAGCACACGAATAGGTTTATTAGCACCAATAATCAGCAAAGCCCTGGCAATACCCCAAGACTTAGCACCTCCACGACCGCCCCACAATACTTTGTACCTTGCAGGCTCAAACAAACATTGCAGTTTAAGTGGAAACTGAATTTGATTAATTACTTCCAAAATTGGCGCTCCCATAAAGCAGGGTCAGGTGAACAACACTCTTAATATCTTCAACCCACGGGGCTAAGCCGTTTCGCCAACATCTTTAGGTTTAACAAATGAAATGTTAATACTTGGTATTAATGCCTCACCATTCTCGCCTGTTAATTCTTGTTTAACAGTTTCAGACCATTTCATCTGTGCCTTTGTCCACCATATCATAGCTGTAGTATCGCCTTTGATTGCTTTGTTGTACAAAGACTTAGCTACTGATGCGCTTGCCTGCGCTTTTCCTAACGCCAATTCAATTGCGTAGTGTTTACGTAGTGTTTTGTCGCTAATGCCTATTAATGCCGCTATTTGGTCATGTGGCAAACCTAAACCTGATGCTTGTTGCACCTGTGCTTGTGTTTTATCGGTAGGTTGGTGTTCGACCATCTTTTATTAACAGTAAGTGTTTAATGTCCTTTCAGTATATCCTAAATAAAATCAATTAGTTATAATTTTCTGCGGGGTAGGAAAAAGTATTACATTTGTGTGCTGAATTTAATACACATATACGCAATTGCTTGTTCAATAATCTGTTCAGGGTTTTTACCTATCTGTTTGTAAAAAGATGGGTTTTGCAATGCTAGTTGAGCATCCTTAACAGGGTTCATATCCTTACCTGAAAATTTAGATGCAATGCTTATAGCTTTCTTGAAGTCTTTTTGCTCAAGTGCTTGTTTTACTGAGTCTCTCTTTGTTTGCATTTGATTCGTCCTCTATGATCGTTGATATCTGTTTAGCTGTCTTAACACGATCAATTCTAACTGTATCCTTCCACTTTTGTTGTATTTCCATTAGCTCCGCATAATTATTTTCATTAAATTTATTTAAATCGTCTGTTCCATCAATAAGAAACTGTTTGTAATTTGCTATCCCTGCTAGTTTTAAAGTTTTTTCACATGATTTATCAAACAAAAGTACACAATTACAAGCTAAACTTTCATAAAATCTGTTTGCTAGATTGTTAAAGTGATTGTGTGTAAATGTATCTTCCATGTATAGCGAATATCTGAAGTTCAATAAAGCAGGTTTGCTCCAACTAAATTTCATAATTGGTTTTGCTTTGCATCCTATGTGCATAAATTTCTTGTGATTCTTTGTACTTGTAGATAAATATACGTTTTCTGTTAAATATTTTTTAAAGTACAACTCACGATCTGTTCTATATGTGCCGTAATAAATGAAATTATGTGTTTTCTTTGTTACTGGCTTTTCTTCATAAAGCAATGTATTTAAATTGACTGTGTAATCACGATCAAAACAGTTAAATTTAACTGCACCTTTTGCATAATTAGTGAGAATAAATGAGCTTGTTTTTTTAAATATCTTGTAAAACATCCCATTTGGAGCTAAATTGTATTCATTTGTTAACCAACCCCAAACGCTGTCTTTATTAATTTCTTCTATTTTGTCCAATTCGTGAATCATTGGAAACTGTGTTGCATAGCTTACTAAAACAACATCGTATTTCTTTTGTACACGTTTTGAATTTTCTT